TTTTCAAATCTTTCATTATCTTCATCTTCATTTGATGTCGGCAATCTCGGAGAAAAAGCAGTTACAAATCTTTTTTCTAAAGGTTCATTAAGTCCGTCACCTGTAATTTCTGGTAATTTTGATATTACAGGATTAACTAATGCTAAATTTGACCCAGTTGCAGCAGCTCAAGCAAATGACCCATATTTTGATGTAATAACTAGTTTAAAAAATGAACCAGTTTTATTAGATGCTAAAT